CGTAGCCATTAATATATTTTTTTAACTATTTAGGAGGTTTCATTTGGAAATTCTGAAATGGTATCAATTCAAGGTCTTTTAGTTCATCAGCAGTTACTTCATACAGTCCACCTTGAACCTCTGGGTAGGTATATTTTCTATTTCTACCCCAGTGAAAATTGTATCCTATAAATCCATAAGAAAATACTTCTGTGACTTGAACTAGAGGATTTAAATCGAAGCGAATCTCTGGTGTTTTCGCCATGTATCGAAACACATAGTAAGAACCTGGTATGGGAACAACAGGACCTTCAGTCAAAACACTCTTGACTCTTGTTGCAAGTTCATCTGGATTTTTAATACTGACTAAACTATCAGAGATAGGGCGAACACGATTACCGATTGTATCTTCAGGTCTGTCTTCTCTGTATAAACCCTCATCTATTAATTTTTTCCTAAGTCTCAGCAGTGCTTTAGGTGATAATCTTGTCGCTCTACGTGCCATATTTAATACCTAACTCTTTCTCTGTAAATACTTTGAACTCATATCCACGATCTTTACACCATTCATCAGCAGCGTTCCACTTTGCTTGATTCTTTGCGTATTCATATGCTTCACGTAAATAACCCTTTGTTTGTCTTTTTGGTTTTGCTGGTGGTTTAGTTTGCCTGTTAGGTTTGATCTCTATGATATATTTTTTGATTGCACCAGTGCTCTCTTTCACTTTAATATAGAAGTCTGGAAAATATCTATGAGGTCTGTTATCAATCGGGGAACGATACCAGACATACATTTCTTCACTTCCCCATTCAAGTATTCGTTCATTGTTATCACAATATACCATGAACTTTCTCTCCCAAAGTGACCTATAAACAATGTTTGTAGGATTACCTTTATACTTGCGAGGATAAGATGGTTGATATTTACCCTTGTAAGACATCTAAATAATAATAAGACAAGTTTTAGGTATTTAGAGTGGTAAAACCTCGTAGGATATCAGATTTTAAACCAACATTTACAAATTTAGCTCAAACATCACATTATCAGATGATTTTTGGAGGTATTCCTCTAGGTGCTAGACAGCATTTAAATATTCGTGGAGTTGACTATAGATTTATGACGGAAACAACTGGATTACTTTGTAGTAGTGCAGTAATTCCTGGTAGTACATTAGCAGATACAAAAATAATTGGTAATTTTCAGGGTGTACAAGAAAATATGGTTCATTCCCGTATTTTTCCAGAAATTGCCCTTGAATTTTATGTTGATAAAGAGTATAAGTTACTAAAGTTTTTTGAGCATTACATTGAATTTGTAACAGGTGGATCTAGATATGATCAAACACAGGAAGACTATTTTTTTAATATGGAATTTCCTGGTGATTATAAAATGTATAAATCAAAATTGATTAAATTTGATAGAGATTATAAGGAGGAAATGGTGTATACATTTTTTGGAATGTTCCCATATCAGATAAGTAACATACCAATTAAGTATGAAGGATCTCAAGTGTTGAAGATGACTGTTAACTTTAAGATAGATAGATACGCTGCTGGTAAGTTCTCAAGTTATGATAAGTATAGGACAAGACATAATAATATAAAAGACAATGTAGATTCTGCAGAAGAAAAAGAAGCAAATTCAAACGTTTATCAACAGGAGGACATATATGGTGCAGAAGCATTCAATGATGTATCTTTTAATAGTGCATTGTTTTATGGACAAGAAAGTATAGACGGGTCTGTATACCCCTCCTAAAACTATTCTATATAAAATACTGAATTAATAATTATGCCTTTACCTAAGATTAGCACTCCATCGTATGAGTTGACTGTTCCATCAAGTGGAAAAACGATAAAATATAGACCTTTCCTAGTAAAAGAGGAGAAAATCCTTATCATTGCTATGGAGAGTCAAGATGATAAACAGATCGCTCAAGCGGTCACAGATGTGTTATCAAGTTGTATATTAACAAAAGGAATCAAACTGGATAAGTTATCAACATTTGACATAGAGTATTTGTTTTTAAATATTCGTGGTAAGTCTGTTGGTGAAACAGTTGAAGTTTTAATTACTTGTCCTGATGATAATAAAACTAAAGTTCCTGTTCAAGTAAATCTAGATGAAATACAGGTGCAAAAACACAAAGACCACAATGTAGATATTCCTCTTGATGAAAATTTGAGTATGAGAATGAAATATCCATCAATGGGTGAATTTGTGAAGACAAACTTTGCTATGGATATGGAAGTTGATGATACATTCAATTTAATATGTTCATGTATTGAACAGGTATATAGTGAGGAAGAATCATGGGCAGCAGCAGACTGTACAGAGAAAGAGTTGCATGAATTCTTAGAGCAATTGGATTCTAAACAATTTAAAAAGATAGAGACTTTTTTTGAAACTATGCCTAAGTTATCACACACAATAAAGGTATTAAATCCAAATACCAACGTCGAGAGTGAAGTTGTTCTTGAGGGTTTGACGGCTTTTTTCGGTTAGGTATGGCTCATGAAGACCTTGAGTCATACTTCAAAACAAATTTTGCCTTGATGCAACACCATAAATATAGTTTGACAGAGCTAGAAAATATGATTCCTTGGGAAAGGGATATCTATCTCACCCTACTTCAACAATATATTGAGGAAGAGAAACTTAAGGCACAACAAGAACAGGGTTTAAATGGATGAAGATCAACAGGAACAGGAAGAACAGCAACAGGAACAACAACAGATAGCTCCATCTGCGTTCACTTCTTTTAATAGAATCAATCCAGTTTCTAGAAGACCACTATCAGCACTTACTTTATTCAATCGTCAGCAGTTGGAGACTAACGAGGAAACTCGTGATGCGATTAGAAAGAATCAACAGGCAATAACTACACTAAATCTGTCTCTTACTAATGTTACAGGACAAGTTGCTCAATTAACAGCATCACTTAATAAGATATCTCAGGAAATAGTACAATCAACAACTTTAGAAAATTTAAGGCAAGCACAACAACAGAAACAGGAGGCAATGCTTGCTGACCAGAATATAAGAAGTGCTAAAGAAGGTCAAATAGAAAAAGGAATACAATCTGCACTTTTTGCACCAGTGCAAAGAATCGGTGCTAAGACTCAATTTACATTATCAAGATTGATGAATTTCTTCAATGTTTTGTTGGGCACTTTTTTAACTGGTGCAGCAATAAAATTAATCATCTCTCTTACTTCTGGAAATCAGGAAGGATTAAAGGATATTGGTGATGGTATAATGAAAAAATTGGCTGCTGCTGGTGGTATATTCTTAGCGATAAATGGTGGATTAACTTTAGCGATAAGATCATTGACTGGTCTCGCAGGATTTTTAACACGAGTTGCTGTTACAAATTTATTATTGAGACCAATACAATTAGTTTTTAATATTGCGTCATCTCTTGCATCAGCACTAACTTCTGGTGCTTTAGGTACAGCAGGTAAAATAACAACACCAAAAACAAGTACACCTAAGAATTTAAACAAATTTAAAGGAAAACGGTTTTCAAGACTTAACTCTTTTATTCCAGATTTAATCGCTGCTGGTATTACAATTAATGAAATTAGAAGTGGTGAGAGAGTAGATAGAGCCTTATCAGGATTAGCAGGATATTTTGCGGGTGATATAACAACTGAAGGTATAGGTATAGCGTTGCAGAGAAGAGGTACTTTAAAAAGTAAAATTTTAGGTGGTGCGTTGAGAGTATTCTCTCCATTAGTGGGAGAATTTGTAGGTAGACCAGCTGGTAAACAGGGATTTGATCTCCTCACACAATCTATGGGTCTGAATTTAATTTCTGGTAAGCCTCAAACTGATGGTGATTTCTTTAATCAAAATATTAGTAATATAAAGAGTAATAATATCAATGTAATTACTGCAGACGAACAACCTCAAGGCACGATCACTGCAGAGGGTAGAGCTGCTTTATTAATGTTTGCACCTCCAAGTAATCCTAATAATCCATATATTTTAAATTCACATGTTCAGTATAACGTATTACCAGTATAATGAGATCTAATTTAAACCTAAGAAATATAAACAGATCAGTCACTGGTTTAGCAAATTCTTTAAAATCTGCTAAATTAAAATCTGATGAAATATCAGATAATTTGAGGGATAGAAATTTGAAGGATAAAGAGGGTATTTCTATGTCCTCTAAATTATTTGCGAGAAGAAGAGATGCTCAGAGAAGGAAAGAAAAGGAAGAACTGCTAGAAGCGTCAGGAGTAGTAGCGTCCTTCCGTCGATCTAGAAAAATTATACAAAAGAAAACTAAGGGATTTTTAGGTAGACTATTGGATTTTGTGGGAAGTTTGTTAATTGGTTGGGCACTTTTAAATTTACCAAAAATAATAAAGTTAGTAGAAGGCACTATAAAAAGGATGCGACAATATTTTGCAGTTGTGTCTAGTTTTATAACTGATATTACAACATTTTTAACTGGTTTTAGAACACAACTCGCAGCAGCAGGTGAAACTCTATCTCAATTCGATTTTGAACCAGCTTTAAAAAATGTTCAGACGTTTATGAAAAAGGTTCAAGATGCATTTACACAAATATCACTTAACATGATTAAAACTATTAACAAGTATGCTAATAAAAGTGAATCAGAAATCGCTAAAGATTTAGGAATTTCAGACTTGTACAATAGACTGAGAGGTAACACTGATAGTAATGCAGAGGAAAGTGTAACCACTGATGACAGTTTAAATGAGGTAGAAGAATTAGATCTAGAAGCAAGTGGTAATTTAAGTTACATGGAGGCAGTAAAAAAAGCTGTTAAAGATATTAAAGAAAGAAAAACTATTGAAAAGGAAGAAAAGAAGAGACTTGATAAGGCTATGAATGAAAATGATAAAATATACCTTCACACTTATCTTGAAAATAATGGATATACTTTGGTCAAAATACCTGGAAAGGGGTATAGATATTTTCCTAATGAAGGTATAATGGATATATATGGTGATCTTCTTGATAAGAATAATGTTGAACGAATACCAGTACCATTTGGGGAACAGGGCACTGAAAACGAAAAAACTGGGGCTGATTTCTTAAAAGATCTAGAAAATAATGCTAAATTTGAGGGTGAAAAGAAGGATTTAAACAAATTAAATCCAGTTGAAGATAATAATAATACAACTATTGTAATACCACCTGCTAAAAATAATAATAACAAACAATATTTTGAAGAAGAAGGGTTCATAGATTTATTAGGTGGTGATAGTAGTGTAAATAATAGTAATATAAAAATAAAAGATGCGTGTCTTTTAAAAATGGACGGGTGTTAATCTATGGCTGCTATACTTCCATCAATATATGAACAAATGTCTATCTCTGCCGAGACTACAGATGGTAGTGATAGAGTTCTTGATCTAAAATTAGGTGTATCTAAATTTAACTACTATGAGGATTTATTCTCACCAACCATTACTGCTCAACTGCTTGTTACTTCAGCAGGTAAAGTATTTGGTAAAAAAGGAGAGGAACTTGATTCTGCTTACAGTGGTCTACCTATTC